GCCTCCAGCGTAACCCTTTCCAGTCCCATGTCGTACACGTCGTCGAAGTGCTCGTGGATTGCCCCAAGTAATCCTTGAAGGACAACATAAGTCGGGTCCATACCACCGCCAGCATCATCTTCCACTTTAAAATCTTTAGTTGCGTATGCGCGGACAGCAAAACCATCCTCGTCCTCATCTTCACTTTCAACCGGCTCCAACACAATGTAGTACCGCCCTTTCAGCAGGCCGGCTTGTTCTAAGGCAATTATCTTGTCTTCATCTAAAGTTAAGTCTGTCATACTTTTTTCTCCAGCCACTCTGGCGGTATCTGCCCGTTAGCCCAAATAATATCATGTCTGTCACACCATGATCCATAAGTGGTTTTACTAGAACGATTCAACTTGTTTGACGCTCTCAAGAAAAGCATGCGAATATCGCAAGAAGAATTTTGTCTAATCACCAACAGCATTTTCTGACGATCTGCGGGACTAAAAAACCCCTTCGCTTCGACATAGATGTCTTGCTCCGGAAGATAAAAGTCAGGTGTGTACGTCTTGGGTTTAGGTTGGTACTCGAGTTTATGAGCTTCGTACTCATACTTAACACCCTGTTCCGCAAGCCTCTTTGCTACCTGAAGCTCGTAGTCCGAACGGAACTTGTGCCGCATTCCTACTCCTCGACTCATAAATTTGCAACCCCTTGAATTGTCTCAGTGACACGCTTATGTAAGCGAGGGCTAGTTGCTTCGAGTTTACCCGTAATTAGCGTGTATTCCTCCATCGGAAACACGAGCGTCCGATTCTGCCGTAGCACTTGCTCAATTTTTGACAGTTCGTTATTCACTGTTTTCAAATCTCTTTCGGAAGTCTCGTGAGACAGCGGAGTCCCAAAGTGGGACCATAGAGTTAAGGGCAAACACCTCTCAAAGTTACGAGCCCATCTCACCCAAGGGTCCCCCGCTTTTTCATCTGCCGCTTCTATGTACACTGCGTAAGCATTTTCATTCAGGTACAGAATCTGACGGTCCACTTTCTTCATCACTAGAAGAGGCATCTTTAATCTCCACTTTTCTCAGGGTAGCCAAACCTTCTGCTTTAGGTCCCAACCCATACTCTTGTAAGTCTAGCTGACTAAAGACACGGCCCCGCTTGTACGTCATATCTCCCACTTGGTAGATAGTGTTGTGTAAAATATTCTCAGTTAAGGGACGTATATCCTCCATTAACAGCACGTTATATTTCTTCACATCAAGCTCAATACGTGTTCGTAACTTAATAAGCCTGCCTTGAAGCTCAATTAATTTTTTAACATCTTTTTCATTCATAGACTCTTAACCTTTATCTTATCGTACCACGCCATTGGGGGAATCCTTGCTTTAGACGTAACTTTAGGGTGTAGAACGGCTTTAGGCCAGCAATGACTACGATGACCACACATCGAGCATAGCTTCGGTAACAACGTGTTGCCGGTCTCTTTCTGTTCTCCATCACGGCGGTAAGTTTCGGGCTCAGCTTTAAAGGCTTTTTTGAATGGGACATTCCCTTTCAAAGCTTTTACTCGTCCTTCCGCCTCCTTGAGGTATTCGTCTCGGTCTTCCTGCTGGTTGTCAGGAGCCTCCACAAAAATAATGCCACCTGATGACTTGTCAACTACGATCCAGCCTCCAAAAGGCAGATCGTTAGCTTCCGCGTACAGGTGCCCTTGCATGACATAACCGAAGGGGTCATCCTCCTTGATACCCTCGTATCCTTTACCAAACTTCTGAGAGAAAGAATAAGGACTAGCAGACTTAATGTCCCAGACTTTCTTCCCATCCACAGGGTCATCGATTATGACATCCAAGGTGCCGCGAACATCCGTGTCCGCTAGAGTTAAGTTACATTGAGTCTGCGAATCAACGATTTTAACTCCTGCCCCTTTTAAGACGGCCATTACGGCCGCCTCAACTAGGTCTCCGATAAAAAACCGCAAGAGCAAGTTGTAGTCCCGTTCTTCTTCGTGGCCATCTCGCTCCAGCATTTGCTGACAGAGAGGCTTACCAAGACCGGACATACGAATTCTCCACTCGTTGCCTTCCTTATTAAATTGCTTTTCGATTGCCTCCTTACAATCTCGAGTGAACTCCTCCATAATTTCATCAGAGAGACTTGCGTCTCCCCGAATTGCGTTAACAAGGAATGCCTTAACTTGCTCTAGCGCAAACATCAGTTAAAGTCTGCTTCTAGGTCTTTCTCTTCAGACGTCTTCTGGAGTTTCAACGCTTCCCGATACTGTTCTAGAATCGTGTTGTTTGAAGCCTTAATTGTCTCGTAGAACGTCTTCATGAGGTCCATAGAGGACTTGTCCGTCTTGACGATATCACCGGTGTCTTTAAACACAGGGACAAAGTAGGTTACGCTACCCTGCTTCTTGCGTTCAGTTGACAGTTCAAACACGACTTCGCTCATAGCCTTCTTCTTCTCCGTAATCGTTTCAATGGCTTCTCGAGCGGGACGAAAGCCCGAACGTTTAAAGTATGAAACTACGGGGTAGTCAGCGAGTGAAACCTCACGGCCGTCGGCTGTCTTGCCGGTCATAGTAATCGTCGCATAAAAGACTTGATTACACGTAGCGGCACGAGAGGCGAGAACGGACGGATGATCCGAGCCTAGTGATTCCTCCTCTGATTTTGTCAGGCGTCCGCATTTATCCCCTCCAGTTGTGTCAGGGAAGCGGTTGTTGAGAGATGGTGTTTGTACCGAGCGGCTCGCAAAACGGCCCTCTTCAGGGTCCCACGTACTCCATTCGTAGGTACGAACCAAAGGTCGGAACAGTACCTTATCAGCGTAGATAAACTCGCCGTTATGGTAGAGTTTCCACGCACCCTTCTTGAGGGTGACACCTTCATCAGTCTCCGTTTCGTAGTTGATATTGAGACGAGATAACCCTTGCTTAGGGGCTTCGTCAGTTGTCTGCCCAGAGAGAGCCATCAACTGAGCTGTGTCGCCCTGTTCAGCGGCCTTCATGATGTTATCGAAAACATCGTTTACATTTACTAGATCGTTCATAACGTCCTTACACCTTATATACATCGTGGGTATCCAGCCAATTGGAACCCATTTTTATTTCCAGCCCGATAGGCATGTCGTATTCTACACCATATCTTCGCTGGCACTCAGCAGGTAGAGAGAGCATAGCTTCCGCTACCAGACTTATGACTGTGTCTTCCTCACTAGGAAACACGTCTAAGACAATACTATCATGCACAGTGTTACATATCAAACTTTTTAAACTCATTTTTTTCATGGACTTATGTAGGTACACCAGAGCAATCGGTAAAAGATCACCGGTAGCAAACCCTTGCACTGGGTAATTACAGATGGCGGTTCTATTTGTTGCTGTGCCCCACTCAGTCCACTTAGTTCCGGGGAAGGCGTATTCCCGCCCTGACGGCAACGAAATAAAACCTTTAGTTACCGCATCCTTTTGTAATTTTTTGTGCCATTCAGTTACGCCAGCATACTTCTCTTTAAAAGTCCTGTAATATCGCTGTTGGTCAGTAGTACCTGTGGTACCCCCGTAAAGAGGTTTAAAGGTGTGCGCTTTAGCATCTTGGCGGGAACACCCAATGATCTCAGCAGTAACACTGTGTACATCTGTTTTAGCCTCCACATCATGGTAAGCCTGCGGGTCATTAGCTAGGAATCCAGCAACTCGAAACTCGAGCTGACTGTAATCGGCCTCAAGGATTTGTCCTCCTTCAAAACGAGAGACCATTGCTTTCCGGATAGCAAACGTAGAACCACGGGGCATATTTTGGAAGTTGGGGTTACGAGAGCTGAGCCGTCCGGTAGCTGTGACACATTGCATAAAATCGGGGTGTACAATGTCGTTTGCGTCTCGATTATTCTTGAGTCCCTCGACGAAAGTAGAGAGGTAAGTTCGGAGTGCATTGTATCGGGAGTAAAGCTCTGCAAATTCTCGGGCGTCGCCAGAAAGTTCATCGACACGGTCCCTAAGTGTCTCGTGATCTGTCTTGAATCCGGCGGCCGCCGTGTCCCACGAATCCCTCGGGATAATTTTGAAACCGGCGATTTCTTGGGTATTCGCATATACTACTCCATCTCCGGCACACTCTTTACAAACACGAATCGCTTTACCGAGAGTGCCGTCCTTCTTTTTAGGGGTGTACCTGCCAGCCCCTGAACAAAAGTTACATCGGGAAGCCACTGTTTTATACAAAATCTCCGTGTTTTCACGGACTAATCGGTTGAACTCTTTTTTCGCGTAACGAGCCCGCTGTTTTGGCTTACGGGTGTGCCCTCTCAACTCCGATCCTAAATTAAAAATGTCAGACCAAGATTTCTTATCCACAACTTTACGAGAATAAAAAAGCTTTGAGCGATCATCCGCCGACGACAAATTAACAGGGGAATCCCCCATTGCTTCTTCAGCCATAGCCTGAAGTTTTGTGCCTAA